CCTGGAAATACTGCATGTCGCCCTCCTTCAGGAGACAGCCTGGACAGCGGCCATATAGGCCGTGCCCGGGTGCTGGCGCTGGTATGCCAGCGCCTTGGTATGGATTTCGAGCTGAGCGGGATCGACTGCCTTGCCGTCAGCGGCAAAGGATGGCGAGGACCCTTCTCCTGGCGCGGCGCCGAGGTCGAGCGCGCCGAAGCTGACCACCTTCGGCTGCGCCGCCAGCACCTGGCGAATTGCCTCGGCCGGAGAAATCGCAGCCTCGCCAGCCGCGAATGAAACCGTCGCTTCGGTGGGCAGCGCATCAAGTACGGCGACAACCTTCGCTTTTGACAGCGGCAACAGGCGACCTTCAGTTACAAGCTGCTCGGCAAAGCTGACGTTTTGCGCATGGGCGATTGCCATCTCGCGGTCGCGGATGGCTTGCTCGCGCGCGGCCAGTGCCGTTTCGCGGGCAGCGATTTCTGCGGGGGTATCTCCGGGCACCGGGGCCTCCTTCGGGTCATTGGGGTTTTTGTGGGGAGCGGCAAAGCTCGAGGGGTGGCCCGGGCCGGTGTCACGGATCAGCTCGATATCGGCGAGCCATTCGATCTCGTAGCCAGGCAGCGCCTGATCTGCCTTTTCCAAGCCATGTTCGGCGATGAAGAACTCACGAAGTCTGCGGAACAGCGAAGCCGACCGCTCGAAGCCCGGATCGCCGAAGCTGGCGAAATCGCCCTCGAAGGTGATTGCCTCATCGGGAGGGATCGAGAAGGCCACATTCTTCAGGCCAGTGACAGCTGGGGCGGCCGCGCCCAGAAAGCCGATGTGCTTGGGATACCAGGTGCCGGGATTCGGATTGGCCGGATGGTGTGGGTGGAAAAACTGCAGGCTGACCTTGCGGTAGCGACCAGCCTTCACCGCATCGGAAAATGCCGGTTCCAGATCCTTCAGCACCGCGCTCAGACGCTCGGTCGCCTCGTCATATTCGAAGCGATCCGCCCAGCCGAAGGCCGGGGCGTCCATGCTGGGGTGGCCGATGACAACCGGCGCGGGCGCTGTCTCGGAATCATAGGCCGTGGCAATCGCCTTCAGGTCATCGCCCGAATAGGTGAGTTCCGCCCCCTCCATGGAGGTAAACTTACCGGGGCGGAAAACCTCGATCCGGGCAGACGTCTTGGAAGCGGTTATGTTTTCGGTGGTCATGGGGCATCCGGGTTAACTCCGGTCACCATGGCCGATCAGAAAACCCGAGATGCGCGGACAATGTCCGTATGGTCAGCCTGGCTGATGCGTTATCATCATGGGGCCGATGCGCCCAACGATCAACGCCCTTGATGTTGCGGGGCGTTGATCGCTGTCAGATTGCCGCAACGCGCGATTCTAACGGGGGGCTAACGGGGCAATCGCCCTTCGCGCGGGCAACCGGACCCACGGCATGCTTATGCCGCCCTGTGGGCAAATCCTGAGGTCACCCATTTTCGAGGCCGAGCCAGTCTTCTGCGAGAGCAATAATCTCCTTTTCATCAGCTGGCGAGATGCCGAGGAAAGGGCGCGCAGGCATGGTGATCGTATAGGCCGGTATATCGACCTCGGTCGCCCGCGCCCCCTCCGAGTCGCTGGAAACGAACTTCCGGCCAAGGGTAAGCGTGTTCGGATCATAGTGACGGTAGATCCGCCCCTTGCGCGCTGGAATGGCAATGGTGCCGCCGAACTGGTGGATTGCGCCATATGGAACAGGCGTGCCCAGCCGGGCGGCGTCATTATCCGAGGTGAAATTCAGAGAGCCTACCAGTGAACTTTGTTTGGCCTTGGTGTTGGATCGCAGGATGGTAAGTGGCACCTGACCGAGGCTCTGGCGCCGCTTGATCGTAGCTGGTCGCAAGCGCTGCCACGGCTTGCCGTCGGGGCCAGCCTGCTTCCTGAAATTCTCCCTGGCAGAATCGGCCAGCAGCTGGCCTACAGCCCGATAGAAGCCGCGCCGTTGCTCTATCCGGCCTATGATCGCCGCCAGGGCCGCACTGGTCTCGCTATCATCGACTTCAAAGCTGAAGGTGACGCCTGCCATGTGGAAATCCTCGTAGATCTGCGTTATATAGGGTCTGTCAGGGGTGCGATGATCGTGGTGGTCCAGATAGCTCCCTGCCGCGACGACCGTGCCACGGCGGTCGTCAGTCGTCCTCCCCCCGCTTGTAGACGAGCTTCCCACCCCGCCTAGCGTCCAGGGCCTTCGCATCAGGCTGCCGGTTTTTCTTGGTCGGGTTGTAGGCGGTGACGGCTTCCCACCATTTGCGGCCCATTTCGAAAACGATCATCAGACCTGTCTTGCCATCGGTCCTGACATAGCGGCGATCGACGATCAGCTCTTCGCGGCCAGTCGCTTTGTCGATCTTGCGCGCCAATCCGACCCAGATCTCGTCGGGGTCCATCAGTGTTTCGGCCATGAGGGGCGTCAGCGTGGCTCGATCACGTTTACCCACCTTCCAGAGCCCGGTGCCCGATTCACGGAACAATTCGTCAGAGATTGGGATCTGAACCCCTGCCGTATCCGTCCAAAGCACTGCCCGACCAATGGTAGCGCCAAAAGGCTGCAGAAAGGCGGTGACATAGTCTTCGTCAGGAAGGTTCAGAGGCAGTGGCTCCGCCTCGAAAGGCCGCGCAGCTTCCACCAAGGCGGGGAGTGGCTGCGGCTCATCGATCCTGACGGCATGGCGGCCATCCGGCAGGAGCTCTCCGCCTTCGGCCTCCAAAGCCGATGGCACGAGGCCGCGCTCCCAGAGCTTACCAGGCTGATAGTCCCAGCCCAGCCCGATCCCTTGAGGCATCTGGACAGTGCGCTGATTGGTGCGCTCCAGAACGCCACGCATGATGTCCTTGGGCGGGATCTGACCCCATCGCGCTTGCTGCCGGGCGCGCCGCTCCGACATCGACCTGACACCGCAGCTGCAGACCCAGTCATTCGGGGGGAAATGCTTGTCCCACCAAGGATCGTCCCAGAGCGCCAACAGACCGTCCCAAGACAGGTGCAGCGGGCGAGGCTGCAGCGGGGTGCGACTTTCACCATGGATATATTGCCACCACGGCATGAGCGACACCACATCGGGATCGCGCATCTGCGCCAGTCGACCGGCCATGTAACTGGTGCGGATATTAGTCTCAAAGATGGTACGGATGCGCCATTCGCGGTTGCCGCGATAGCTCCAGCCATATTTCTCGACAATCCGGTCGAACTCGCCGGTGAAGGCCTTGAAATCATAGGTCTTGGCGCCGTCGACGATGGCCGCCTGAAACTCCTCTAGCATGGCTATATCGGTGGCACCTGCGATGACGAACTTGCGGTCGTGATCGCCCTGCATCGCGTCGGTCCAGACCCGCGTCGGCGCCGGGCGCTTCTGACGCAGAAATTCTGCCTGCAGATCGAAGCTCTGGCTGATAGCGTTGGTGGCAAGGCTGGTGGTCAGCGGCGCGGAAAACCCTTCCTCGTCCATGTCCTGCCAGACGGCCTCGCGGCCCTCCAAGGCGGCCAATACAAGGGATGATCCCAGAAGGGCCGCTAAGGCCGCAGGCTTCCAGGTGGCCGCCAGTTCGATCAATCTTCGTGCCGCATCGTCAAACCCCTCAGCACTCTCGAAAACCTGACGGATATCGGCTAGACGCGCCTCGATCAGCGGGCGAGCAGCAGCGGTCGCCTCGTTGGCGATTTCATGGGGGCGATCCGCTACACCGAAGGAGCAATGTGGGCAGCCAGCTGTCATCGCTGCGCCCCTGGCAGGGGAGGACGTTGCACAGCTGCCCCTAGCGCGGATGGTGGCGCGGCAGCCGCAGCTCCAGGCGAAACAAGGTCAGGCATTGGCGGCGGGATCAGACTCGCACGCAGCTCAACGATGATGTCGATCACCTCGTCGTCGAAATCCTTGACCACGCCGGATGCGACCATGAAAAGCCGCGCCTGGCTGTCGTCCGCGATCCGGGCAACCATGGTCAGCACCGCACGCAGCGCAGCATTCGCGGCCACCGCAGCTTCAGCTTCGGCCTTTTTCACTTCAGCTTCGGCCTTTGCGTCCGACGGGCGCTCTCGCCAAACTTTTGGCAGCCCCGCGCCTGGGAAGTTGAAATCGACCAGCCAGCGGATAAGGCTGTCCCGCAAAGTACCTGACAGAAGATCTGCATCGCTGTCCACCAGCAAGCCAAGCATGTCGGCATGGGTTTCGGATGCTGCGCGAGATCCGGAATTGCCAATATCGGTCGTCAGGGTTTCACCGCAGACGCAGATCGAGATTTGCCGATCCCAGTATTCAAGGAAATGCTGATATGTGACGCTGCCCGAGCGCGAAGCCTCCAGAAACTTCACGTCGGACCCAACCGGCGCCACGATGGCCGAACTGGTGCGAGCTTGCGTCAGGATATTCAGCAGCCTGTTTTGTTCATCGCTCAGCGCGCCATAAGGCGAGGTGGCGACGACCGTTGGCCCGGCGAACTTGTCGAGGAAATGCAGCCAGAAAGCGATGCCTTCGCGCTTAAACAGGACCGGCCAGAACAGGCGCGAGCCAAGACCAATGCCGTAGGGATTGTTGCCCTTTACCGCATAGCGATGGACAATGAACTTCCGATCGGGCAGCTCATCGCCCTGCATCATATTACGCATGGTCAGCAGTCGCGGCCGCCAGTCTTCGTCAAACATGAACCTGCGCTGATCATGCGCGCGGATTTCAGCGGGCACGATCGCCGCGCCATCGCGTTTCCAGACGATTTCCGAGATTGCAAACCCCTTCAGGGTCGCATCCAGCAGATCCTCGCAGATGCGGTCAAAGGGCAGTTCGCCGAACACGCTTCGCACAAAATCCGCCGCAGCGATATCCCGTGCCGCCGTCGAAAAGGCCTCAACCTTCCATTCCCTTGCTGTCAACTGCTTGCGCCGTTTGTCGAGAACTGACCCGGCATGTGTGTCGCGCTCGATCTCGTCATAGATCTTCAGGCCTTTGCCTGCGCCGCGCTGGATCAGCATGTCGTCCACATACTGCATCACCCCGGAATAATAGGGGATGGTGATATCATTGCGGGCGTTAGCGATCATTCCTCTCGCCTGGGCGGGAAGATTCTTGCGGTTATCTGCCGTGTTGGCCTCGGCAAAGCTGGCGTTGCGTTTCCGTTTTCGGCTCATAGCCTGTAATCTCCAAGCCTATCGCGGGATGCGCTGCCTCCAAGGAGCAGGCCGCCCCCGGATCCAGCCGGGCCACCACCGGCATAGATCAGCGTGTGCTGCCAGAGCATGTCGAGGCAATCTGGGCCATCGTCGTGATCGCCATTCGGCCACTGCTGCAGCTGGTCGATCAGGGTGCGGTGTTCAGAGCTGAAGCGGATCAGGCCCGCCGCGACCGGCGGCTGGAGGCGTTCGATGCGGAGGTTCTTGTCGGCTGATGGTGTGACAGGCACGGCCGAGATCCCGACGCCCTGTTTGGCCGCCGTCTGCATCAGCGTCGTGCGCAAGAATTCCTGGAACTGCACTGCTTCGATGAACCACAGCAGCGCGCGATAGTCGCGCTGCAACGCAATCGTGTCAGAAATGATGAGGTCAGGCAGCCGCTTGCGGATCGAAGCCTCAACCACGTCCATCTTTCCTGACATGCGGTCGAAGCCGCCGATCAGGATTGCTGACGGGTCGCGGCCTTTCCCGGCCTTGCCAAGCGAGGGGTCGATTGCGCCGAAGAACACCCAGTCGCGGTTACGCTGCACCCACCAGGTCAGATCGCCGAAGGGGTTGCCCTCGCTGATCGGCTTGTTCTGGTATTCGGTCTGGAACGCATCGTGGCTGGCGGCCCGCTCCAGCATCAGATGGATCAGTGGCTGAACACCCGGCCAGTTCACGACAGCACCCGCATCCATTTCGGATTTGTGCGCGGCATAAAAGCCCCGGGCCGCTTCTTCGCCGTCGTTCTGATAGACCTCTTCGAACTGGTCCCAGAGGTTCATGTTGTCGGGCCAGCGCACGATGGCCTGGAACTCGGTCACATTCCAGACGGGCGATTTGGCCGCCCGCACGATCACCGCATCGAAATGCAGCACGGTGCCGACATAGATCACATCCATGGTGCCATCGGGCGGCCCGACCTTAAGCGCGGCGCGGTAGAGCCAGTTTTCCAGCTTCTTGCGCTGGTCGGGCGACCGGACACCTTCATCATTCTCAATGTCGTCCAGGAACAGCAAGTCGGGGCGATACGGACCATGGCGACGGCCCCGGATCTTCTTCGCCGCACCGAGGCCTTCGACACGGATATTGTTGCGGGTGACGATTTCGCCTTCACGCCAGACACGGCCTTGGCCACATGCCTCGGGAAAATCTGACGCCAGGCGAATGTTCGTCGTCAGTTCCGCCTTGATCGCCTCAATCAGCAGCGCCGCCTGCTCATAGACGTCGCAGACTTCGATGATGTAGCGCTTCAGCCCCAGCATCATGCAATAGAGCGCAAAGCCCAGCGACAGGTGGGTCGATTTCGAGGCACCACGGGGGGCGATGAACAGGTCTCGGACACCCTTTTCCGAGGCGAGGATTTCCGGCACCCGGGCAAAGATGTGCTGGTGGAAGAGGCTGTGTTCGCCGCGCACATAATGCGGCAGGTAGGTTTCCATGAAGAACTGGAACCCGTCTGGTTCGCGCACGCGCTTCAGTCTGGCGCGCTTGGCGGCCGGATCGACATCGAAGGCTTCGACATTCAGTTCGATGTGCCGGGCGAAATCCGAAGCCATTTCCGCGATCTTGTCGCGGAAATCCTTCCGGGTGATCGCGGCCTTCAGCTTCGGGCGCGCGGTCATGTGGTGTAAATCTCGGCCAGGCGTTCGCCGAAGGGTTCTATGATCTCAAGGATAACGGCCGAATGCTGCGGGAAATTCTCGCGCACGAATTCCAGCAGCTTTGCCATCACATCCTGGGCAACGCCCAGTTCGGAGACCTTGGGGGCGAACCGCTTGGCGCTGGCGGCCATCTTGGTCATGGCGTCAGACAGCGAGACCAGCAGCCCAACCTTTTCCTGTGTGGTGTGGGTGCCGGTCTTGATTTCGTCCAGGATCGCCTGCGCCTGGATCATGAAATCCTCTACGACCTGTGACACCACGACCTCGACACCCTCACCGGCGATGACATGCGCGGAGCGGGCCTTGTCCCAG